CGAGAAGCGTATCATGTGTTACAAGATAAACGAATGGAAACATTACGAACAGATATTGACGCGCTTTTAGATAGGACAAATCAACTCAAACTAAAAGAAGGTGACGAATGAAGTTCATAAAGGCACGTACAGCGTTTGCAACCATGTTCTACGGGACTTTCTGCTATATGGTCATCATGGGTAAACCTATACCACAAGTCCTCACAGGGGTAATCTCTGGGCTTCTGGGGTACTACTATGGGCAAAGCTCGCCTAAAGGAGTGATTAACAATGGGACTAAATAATTTCTTTACTGAACAAGCGTTAGATGCAATCTTCGATAAGCTAGAAAAGAAACCTATTCAGATTATAGGTTTAGATGATAAAGACAGAATCCTTAACATCTGGGTGACGCCACCCAAGAAGGGATCTGAAAGTCACTAAAGGAGGATATTATGTGGGGGAAATTTATTATATGGATTAAGATGGTAATAAAAAGGTTGACACCTTTTGCTAAGAAGATCGTTAAGGAAGTAGTTGTTCCTCTATTGATTCAGTTTGGTAAAGAAGCCGGGGCGCTACTTTGGGACCTTATTATACAGGCTGCTCAAAATAGCAGTCTATCCGGTGACCAGAAGTCAGCATGGGTCACTAAGCAGTTCAAAGAACAATGGAAGGGTGAGCTATTCGATACAGCTTCAATCAATGCTGCTAAAGAAATAATATATCTACAGTATAAGAAAGGAGTATAAGATGGGGTTTGATAAGAACACTAATCCTAAGGTACAGGCTACTGAACAGATCATCAAGAAGGTTATTGAACGACCTATCTTCAAAGATGTAGAGGTTATTAACCCCATACTGGTCGATAGAGAGATTAATAATCCAGTCATAGTAGATGTACCCAAAGAGGGGTAATAGCAACAGCTACAGCAACAGTTTTAACAGTTTACGAATAAAGGAGTAAGCATGTCAGGATACATTCATTCAGATAGCGTAACTCATGGCAGAAATGCTGAGTATGTTACTCCCAGAGATAACAAATATATCCGGTGTTGGAATTGTGGATTTATGTGTAACTCAGATAGGGACATGAGTGCTTCTAAGGGCTCAACAGTAGGTGATGGTGTTACAACACCTGCGACCTTACTTGATGGAGCTGTGACTGCTGGTGCTATTGCTATTACAGTAGACGCTACAACCGGCTTTGCTACACCGGAGACTGGTTCTATTACAGCTTTCGCTAGTGGTGGTAGAAAAAGAACTACTGTTACTTCAGCTTCGCATGGTCTCAAGGGTGGCAAGGTTGTTATAACCAGTACTACAAACTATAACGGTACTTTCTATATAGATAATATATTCACTAATACTTTTGATATACATATAGCTTTCGTAGCAGATGATGCTACCGGTACGTGGACAGTTCCACATTATATATACATACATGATACTGGATCTGCTACTAGCGCTCCCAGAGTAGATAAGGTGCTTTATACAGCTATCGCTAGTTCTACATCGTTTACAACGGCTACCGGGACTGTACTTGCACACGATGACAATATGTATGTTAAGGGTGAGACCACATATGCAGGATGTCCTTTCTGTGGGTGTTTACATTACAAAAGGAGATAGAGATGAATAGAGGACGGATAAGAGATTTATCACGAAAGAGATTAGGGGAGACTACTGAATCGTTCTGGACAGATGCTGAGCTTAACAACTGGATAAATGATGGGCAGAGAGATGTTGCTGATCGAGCTAAGTGTATCCGAGCCAACGGTAATATGACTACAACTACAGCTCAGGAGATTACAGTATCAACTACCTTCCCCAATTATATAGAAGTGCTTGAAGTGTATATGTACCAAGATGGCTCAAACTGGGTTAAGCTAGCTAAGACTACTAGGGAGAGATTGAGTAAGCATTACCAGGGGTGGAAGAGTGCTCCTGCCGCTACTCCTCAGATGTACTACTGGAACAAAGAGGAGGATACTTTAGGTTTATATCCTAAGTGTAATACTGCTAACGTTGGTACAGATTACCTTGAGGTTTACTACGCTGATGATTCAACAGACTTAGCCGCAGATGCAGATGTACCTTCAGGACTCAATCAAGCTCTACAGTTAGCTATAGTAGACTTTGTGGTAGCTACCGGGTATGAAACTAGAGGGTACGGAGATAAAGCTAATGATGCCTGGCAGAAATACATAGGACGTATACAGAGATATGAACAGTTTCGTGGTCTTGAAGAAGAAACCGATAATGAAGATGTCATGAAGAATTATCGAAACATATGAGGTGAACAATGGGTTTAACATCTGAAATAAAAGCATGGTACATTAAAACTTTATCCGGTATGAATAATAATGCTGAAGACTTAGAGCTTCAGGATAAGTGGGTAGAGCTGGCACAGAATGCTAGGTTTGAAGGAACTCCTGGTTCAGTAGAAAAGAGACCTCCCGTGACATACTATAACGGTACAGCTATACATGCTACTGATCCTATCGTAGCGTTGCATAGATTCTATAAGGCCGGTGCTTCTTCAGGGCAGAGTATCTGTATATGTGGTCAGACAGCATACGTGGGTACTGATTCTACCGGTACCTGGACTGCCATCCGTACAGCCTTAACTGACGGCAAGAGAGCAACCTTCGTTACGTATCAAGATATACTCATGGTAGGTAATGGTTCTAATAGTACTTGGTGTTACGATGGTGATGACGATGTTACTTGGGAGCTTGGGGCTTTTAAAGCAATCCCTCCTGTATCTGGTGGAGACCTTGATGCTACAGCAGCCTATAAATATAAGGTCACTTTCTGGGATGGAACTACTGAGACCGGGATTACTGATGCTGTGAGTAACACGATTACCACTACAGTTACAAACAAGAAGACAGAGCTTACCCATATACCATTAGGTCCTTCGGCAGTAACAACGAGATACATATATCGTACCGAGGGTGGTGGAAGTGTATACTATCTTCTGTTTAAGCTTAACGATAATTCTAGTACAGTTATCTCTAATGCGACTACTACAGTCTGGGACGATTCATCGTATATCACAGCTACAGGTGGGGCATATGATGATGTTCCGGATACGGCTGCGTCAGGAAATCCTCAGCTTGATGCGTCAGGTAATACACCATACCCAACTGTTGTAGACAGTTTACCAAAGTGCAGTATACTTAAGATGTATCGGGAGAGGTTCTTTATGTGCGGTGATTCGGATTATCCTAACAGGATATATTATTCTAACCCGTATCTCCCACACTACATACAGCAAGCAACTAACTTAACCTATATGGAGATAGAGGCTAATGATGGTGATGAGATAAGTGGTATCCCTATACAGCTAGGTAGAATGGTTTGTGTTAAGAAGAATAATATTCGTAAGCTTCATATTACTACGGCTACTTCCGGGTCCGATCCGGCTACATGGTACGCTGAGGACCCAATAGCTTTCGTAGGCTGTCCTGCACCATGGACTATCCAACAGACACCATACGGTGTTATGTTCTTAGGCTGGGACCATTGGTATGTATTTGATGGCGTTAAAGCTACCCCTATCATAGATGAGTTTGACACAGACCAGATATTAACCGGTAAGTATAGCGATGTCGTAGCTTTCTGGTATAGAAATGGTGGTATATTGATGTGGGCATATGCTGACGCTACACTTGCTAAGGCTTATCACGATAAGGTCGGTAGATATAATCATATGCGAGCAGCGTTATCCATAGATGCTATAGGAGATGATACGAGTGGCAACCATTATGGAGTCAACTGTTTTGCTGCTAATACCGGTGACGATGAGTCCGGTGAACTGTTTTATGGTGCTAGCACGCAAGGTACAGTAATGAAAGCTGAAGTTGGGGAGCTGTCTTATCTGCTAACTACTAAAACACAAGCTGAGCTAGGCACCGCAAACAATGTCTTTTACGGGGGGACAGAAGCTAGCCCAATTCTAACTATAGGAACAGTCACATCTGCTGTCACCATACCCGATAATGTATGTATCTTTTGGGATGGGTTAACTGATACCCCCGGTGCAGGTTGGGAAGAGATTACTAATGATGATGGTAAGTTTATTAAGTTTGTAGATGGTTCCGCTCAAGGCACAGATGGTGTTGCCGGAACCGGTGAAGGTGTGAGTTCAGGACTAGCTACTTATAGAAACTACCGGGTGTTTAAAGCCTCTTCTTGTACAACTACAGAGTTTCCTACTGGAGCTATAGTTATGTATAATAAAACTACTGTACCTGTCGGATACCAAACCGTAACTTCAGGGCTGTATATCGTAATGAACAGCGACCTTACCTCTAGCGGTGGAACTTTTACTTTATATCCTGAGTATGATGAGGCGATTCCTATAACGTTATCCAATGTAGCTAAGTTTCATTTTATTAAAAAAGTAGGTGAGGCTGATACTTGGGATGGAGACGAGACTAAGTGGGTTCATTGTTTATATGCTGGTGCAACCTTTACCTTTGAAGATTGTGTTGCTGCCGACAATTCTGATGTGCTTGAGTTTACAGATGAAACACACGGGATGGCAGTCAATGATTCATTAACGTTTAAGGCTACAGTACTGCCAACTGGTATCTCTGGAAACGTTATATACTTTGTTACGGACATAGGCACGGGGGCCACCGAAGGTGATACCTTCCAAGTATCTACGACCATAGGAGGCACGCCTGTAGCCTGGACGGCTGCTGGTGGGGGAACTGCCGTAACCTATGCAGAAGACCTTAGTGGCTTTCATGAAGTGACAGCCTATTATGATGGGTATTATCTTATGACTGCTTTAGACGATGCTGTTGTAGTTGGAAGCGATACCTTGTCTGACGGAATAGTAGAGTGGGTAAGGAAGGATTCGTCTACTAAGACAGGTGCTAGTGTTAATGCTTATGACGGAGACCTTGCTACGTTTTATTATGGTGGTGGATCGACAAC